AAATGGCTCAACAACAATTCGATGCCCAAATGGATCAAACAATTACCCGGCGCGTCCAGGACGCAAAAAACGCCGGGGTCCATCCTCTCTACGCTCTCGGCGCTGCCTCCGGCGCATCGCCAACAATCTCGACCGGCCAAGGTCGTGGGAACCCCGCCGGAAATGCCCTCACCAGCATGGCAAACACACTCAACAGCCTGGAAACAAACAAAGCGCAAGCCGCTCGCGATCATGCGCAGGCCCAACTATTCGATTCCGAACGTAAAAGGATCGAACAGGATCTCAACGGGCGCGGCCAAGATGCCGAAGCCCAGGTAAAATCCGGCGAGGCTACAGATGCCATTGGCCGCACTATCATCCCCATGGGAAATGACCCGGCTCAACTTTCAATAACCCGTCCCGCTGAAGACACCGCCCAAAAGGCTCCCGGCGTTCGCGCTGGCGAAACCCCGGTATGGGTCGACGTGCGCGGCGCAGACGGGCTAATGACTCGCACCCTTAACCCTGAATTGGAATGGGACGAATTAATTCACCCAGGCGTAATAGTGTACGGCTGGAACCGCTTCTGGCGCGGGATGCAACAGAACCTGGCTTATGCAAAAAGAAAGCTAAAGGAAGCGGGTCTCTCGGACCAACAAATACTTAACCAGGTAAACAAGATCAAGAAACGCGCTCAACGCGAATTCTCACTCCGCAGCCAGGGAAGGCCCGGCGGCACTCAACGTAACCACAGGACCAGAAAACGATGAAAAGACGATATGGCAAAAGACGCTCAACCTATGGCCGGCCGCGCCGGTCTACTCGCCGCAATAGCCGCCGCACTACTCGGCGTTCTCGCGGGCGCGGGATGCGCTCACCTCGACCTGGCAAAATTGGCTTTAGACTCTAGGAAAAAAAATGAAACGATCCAAACACACTCTCAGTCATTACCGGATGGTAACCGGCAACATGGGCGACCTGATGCCCGTTCAATGTGTTCCGGTACTTCCCGGAGACACTATGCAGGGGTCCACCTCTGCCCTCATTCGTGTTTCCCCGCTCAACACTCCAGTCATGCACCCGGTCAATGTCCGGTGCCACACCTTCTTCGTTCCGAACCGCATTATCTACAACGGATGGGAGGACTTTATTACCGGTGGTAACGATGGTCAGGGCCAGGGAACCTCGATACCACAGTCGGTAACGACAAGTTCGAAAAAATCAATACCGGCCTACCTCGGTCTCCCACCTATCCCCGGCGTGCAATACAACGCCATGGCAAAAAACGCCGTCAACCTCATCTTCAACGAGTACTATCGGGACCAGGACCTGGTGCCCGAAAAAAGTCTAGGCGATGACAACGTACCTAAAATTGCCTGGGAAAAAGATTATTTTTCAACCGCTCGGCCCTGGACCCAACGGGGTCCTGACGTGTCTCTCCCGATCGACGGCACGATCGTCGGCACTGGCGCGCCAACCTTCCAATTCTCCAATACCCCATACGGCGCGCTGGAAAACGTAACCCCGGCTCCTGATCTCCAAGTGAGCTCCAATAAGGCTCAACTCGGCACACTAGGCTGGGACGACCCTAACCTCGCCTTCGATACCGCCTCAGCTGTAAGCGTCAACGATTTTCGTGTCGCATTCTCCCTGCAAAGGTACCAGGAGGCTCGCGCACGCTACGGTGCCCGCTTCACCGAGTATCTACGCTACCTCGGCATTACTCCGTCCGACGCTCGCTTACAACGCCCGGAATTCCTTGGTGGAGGTACAACCAGGTTGTCATTCTCAGAAGTCCTGCAAACGTCGCCCTCTGCCGATCGTTCCGAACCAGAGGACCGTGATGACATCGGCGTAGGCGATATGTACGGACACGGTATCGCCGGTCTATCCTCCGGCAAATGGCGTAAATTCTTTGAGGAACACGGTTACGTGATTACCATGCTCTCGGTACGCCCGAAAGCTATTTATCAAAACGGTATCGCCAGGGAATTCCTCAAAACCACCAAAGAGGACTACTTTCAAAAGGAACTGGCCAACCTCGGTCAACAGGAAGTGTTTACTCAGGAATTGCACGCTGGCGCACCCGATGGCGAAGTCTTCGGTTTCCAAGATCGCTACCACGAATACCGCAGCCACCCCTCCCAGGTATCGCAGGATTTCCGCGATACCCTCAACACGTACCACCTCGCCAGGGAACTCCAGGCCGACGTGTCTCTCAACGAGGCTTTCGTTCAATGCGATCCATCCGATAGGATCTATCAGGTAGGGACGGACAATTCCGATACCCTCTGGTGTATGGTCAACAATCACCTCGTTGCACGCCGTATGGTGCCCAAACGAGCCATTCCGAGGATTCTCTAATGTCTAACATCAATCGAATGCAAGGGGCTCCGGACGAGCCCCTGGACATCACTCCGATCGAAATGCCGCTAGGCGCGTGTATGCCTACCCCTCTCCAGGACATCGTAGCCAGGATGGTGCGCGAACAGGTCGCGCTCGAAAAAGGGGAAGAATTCGAATCTTGGGACGAACAGGACGACTTTGAGGAGGACGACCCCGATACCCTGGATATGTCCCCTTACGAGCTTCAGGAGCTCCCTGACGAGGATATAGCACCCACCTATGACCCTGATGTCATCCCTGACGCTGCTGAAGCGTCTGAGGCTCCCCAGGAGCAACCCGGCGACTTGCCAAACCCGGACGCACCGGAGCCGGTTCAACCCTAGGTCCGTTACGTAACGGAAAACCACTAAGGGGCACCCGACAGGGCGCCCCTTTTCTTTAATGCAGTTGTCTTCCTTGTTGACAACTGCCTTTATACAGTAGTAAAAACCTTTCCCATGAAATGCTTCAGGGGAATCAACATCAAAAGCCGAATTGTTCCATGCGGTCAATGTATGCCTTGCCGCATCAACAAACAGCGAAAATGGGCATCACGGATCATTATGGAATGGGCATTCCATCCCCAATACTGTTACTTTATGACCTTCACCTACTCCGACGAATCCCTCCCCGATGGGAACACGCTCAAAAAACAAGCGTTCCGGCAATGGCTCAACAACGCGCAAAAAGACCCACACATTGGGCTATTTCGATATTACGCTGTCGGAGAATACGGTGACCGGAACGGACGGGCGCACTACCACCTTGCGCTCTTTCCTCAGCACCCTGCCCAGGCGGTGGCTCTCGAAAGCCGCTGGCGCAAACGGTACGGTCTCACTCACAAGGCTGAAATCAATCATGCAAGAGCAGCATATCTTGCTCAATATACAACCAAAAAACTCACCGGGACCACTAGCCGAAAAGAGAACCAGGAGCCGGAATTCCGTATCTCAAGCCGAAATCCACCGTTGGGTTCAACATTCGTTGAAAAAACAGCAAACCACTACCTCAGCACGCCGGCCGGCCGACACATCCTCGAAGCCAGAGGAGACGTCGAGCGGACTTTCAGACTCGACAATAGAATCTATCCTATCGGGGATTGGGCGCTCAAAAAAATCCGGCAAAAATGCGGCATACCGGAACTACACCGGGACCGGCTCAATCACCAGGGGTACCAGGAACACCACCTCATGGCCGACAATGAAGCCGAACAGAACCCGGAAAAAGCCGCCCATGCGGAAACGCACTTTATCAACGTGCGCAAACAACGACATTACAGAGGAAGCCCCAAATTATGAGGACTGAACCATGCCCAGAAAAAAAGCTAAACGGACTGGATCAACGCACAGCCGCGTTAGACGAACTACGCCGCGTCGCCAGACAAGAAAAAGCCCGGCTCTTTCTTCGCGCCGTACCTACACAGGAGTATTTGGTCCTCCTGTCAAACGCGGGGGTGCTCTCAGCCAGGATGATCCCCGAAACAGAATGCCACCTCAACGCCTCAACAGGCGAAAGCCATTGCGAGCACACCGGCGACCCCGGCAAGGATTGCCGTCAAGCCTGGTGCCAATACGCCAAATTGATGAGAATGCGTCTTCTCAACAGACTAGGCCTGGCCTATGCACTCGAAAGAAAAAAACTAGGCGTTTTGTGATGATCGCAAACGGATACGGTGGTATAAATAACAAGCGTCAATATAAGGAACGCAAAAAATGTCAATAGAATTACTCGGACTCGGCCTTAAGGCCATCGGCGGGATCATGGGCCACAACCAGGCCAAATCAGACCGCAGGGCCGACCGCCAAATGGCTCAACAACAATTCGATGCCCAAATGGATCAAACAATTACCCGGCGCGTCCAGGACGCAAAAAACGCCGGGGTCCATCCTCTCTACGCTCTCG